TTCTCCCTAATATTCTAAACCAAATTTTCCCGATTACTGTGAATCAATTTAATGAAACCATTCACACCATACAACTGCAACTAACCAAAATAACTACGCAACACCCCACGTACGTTGAGAACAATGGAAGCTCTCAATTGATGACACCCCAGATCGCTCGTCTTCGGAATGATACCTATTCCTTGTCTATTCTCCTTGATTTGAAAGTAATTATTAAGATTATGGATGGAAATCAGGTTGTAGAGGTTCCTCCCAAGATTATAAATCAAGTGTTCTTGGGAAAGATTCCTATCGTAGTTAAATCAAAGTACTGTGTTACTAATCATATTCAATGCGATGAATGTAAATTTGATCCGGGTGGATATGTGATTATCAATGGTAATGAAAAGGTGATTATTTCTCAGGAAAAAACAGCGTCCAACCGAATTATGGTGTTTTCCAACCCAAAACAAAGTAAGAAGTATTATTTGGTTTCGGAAGTCAGATCATCCCCCGAAGGCATATTTACGATACCCAAACTAACGAGTGTTAAATTGACTTCTTGTAGTAATAGTTACATACGAGTTAGCATTCCTCACCTCAAAACGGAAATACCCCTCTTTACGGTTTTCCGAGCTCTAGGATGTGAATCAGATAAAGAGATCTGTCATTACATTCTCAACAACAATCAATCTACAGAAGATACCGTTTTCCTACAACTTCTCAAACACAATATGATTGAATCATCCTCCATACAAACTCAAATGGACGGTATCCGATATATGAGTCATCATATCAATTCAACTAATTCTACGATTCATAATAGCGATGAAGTCAAGTACAATTATATTCGTGAAGTTGTATTGAAGGATTTACTACCTCATTGTCCCAGTATGATTGACAAGGCCTTTTATCTAGGATTAATGGTTCAGAAATTATTGAAGTGTCATTGTAAAGTGGAGCCTCTCGATGATAGGGACAGCTATCAAAATAAGAGAGTGGAAACCTGTGGTGTTTTGATTGGTAATCTGGTATATCAGTCTTTATTGCGCTTAGCTAAAGAAATCAAAACAAACATTACGAAAGAGATATCTACGGGTCTATGGAATGTCAACAACACGTATGAAGATATCATCAATGAAATCAATATTTCTAAGATTATCAAATCTAATTTCATTGAAACTGTACTGAAAGGAGCTATGGCTACGGGTAATTGGGGATTGAAAAACAATATGAACCGTCAAGGTGTATCTCAGGTATTAAATCGTCTAACGTATATGAGCACATTGTCACATCTGAGACGTGTCTCAACTCCTATAGATGCCAGTGGTAAATTGATTCCACCTCGTAAACTACATAATTCTTCTTGGGGATACATCTGTCCTTCCGAAACACCCGAAGGTCAGTCGGTGGGTGTTGTGAAGAATTTATCTATGATTTGTGAAATCACTAATCACACTCACGTGAAACCCATTGAACTCATAGTAAAGTCTTCTTTGATACCGTTACAAGATGTCAATATCTATGAATGCAATAAAACAGAGTATTGTAAGATATTTCTCAATGGTCGGTGGATAGGATTCGTATCGGAACCCCTACATACACTCAAGTCACTCCGTGAAGCTCGTATGAATGGAAATATCAATGTGTATTCATCCTTTGAATATGATGTTATGAAACAATCTATTTATATTCACACCGATGCGGGACGATGTATTCGGCCATTATTACGTGTAGAGAATAGGGCTGTCGTTGTTGCAAACTATTTAGAGAAGCTTCCACACATTACCTGGGATTCATTACTTACCAATTGTCTCGATATACCGGAACAATGTATTGATTATATTGATTGTCACGAAATCAATAGTCTTTTACTGAGTAATACTCCGGATGATTTAAGAAACTCAACTCATTGTGAGATACATCCTAGTTTGATTTTGGGAGCTCTGGCTTCGTGTATTCCCTTTCCACATCATAATCAAGCTCCCCGAAACACCTATCAATCAGCTATGGGAAAGCAAGCCTTAGGGATTCACGCCACTAATTTCAACAAACGATTTGATACATTCTCTCATATTCTATATTATCCCCAGAAACCCCTGTTATCCAATCGTATTATGGAACATATTCACTGTAACGATTTACCCAATGGTATTAATGTCATTGTAGCGATTGCTACGTACAGTGGATACAATCAAGAAGATTCCATTATCGTCAATCAAGCGGCGATTGATCGTGGTCTCTTTCAATCGACCTTTTACCGAACTTACAAAACAGAAGAAAAAAAGAATCATTTATCCGGTGATGAAGATATCTTTTGTAAACCTGATTTGGATAAATTACTATATCCGAAACCCTGTAATTATTCCAAGCTGAATGACAATGGATTTGTTCCCAAGGATACGTATGTATCTGATGGGGATGTAATTGTCGGTAAAGTCAAACCTATCAAAGATCATCCCGATTACAAGTATCGGGATTCTAGCTTGAATATCCGCTACAGCGAAGAGGGATACATTGATGATACTTATGTAGATACTAATTCAGAGGGATACAACTTCTGTAAGGTAAAGATTCGTAGTATTCGGATTCCAACAATAGGAGATAAATTATCTAGTCGTCACGGACAAAAAGGAACTATGGGAATGGTTTATCCTCAAGAAGATATGCCTTTCTCAAAGGATGGTATTACACCGGATATCATTATCAATCCTCACGCGGTTCCGAGCCGTATGACAATTGCTCAATTAGTAGAATGTATCTTGGGTAAATCCTGCTCTCAATTGGGGTGTGTAGGTGATGCCACTGCTTTTAACCGAATCAATGTGAATCAAGTTGCGAATATTCTTGAATCTCAAGGATTTGAAGGAAAAGGTAATGAAGTCTTATATTGTGGATTCACCGGAGAACAGTTGAAAACATCTATCTTTATGGGACCTACCTATTATCAAAAACTAAAACATATGTCGTGTGATAAGATTCATTCTCGTTCGGGTGGACCGGTGGTTTCTATGACGAGACAACCTTCGGAAGGACGGTCCAGTCACGGAGGACTTCGTTTTGGAGAAATGGAACGAGATTGTATGATATCTCACGGTGCATCTTCTTTCCTCAAAGAACGTTTAATGGATGTATCTGACAAGTATGCTATCTATGTTTGTAATCAATGTGGCTTGATCGCAACAGCCAATCACACAAAACAATTGTACGAATGTAAACAATGTAATAATTATGGTGACTTCTCCAAATGTTATATTCCCTACTCGTGTAAATTATTGTTTCAAGAACTTCAGTGTATGTCTATTTATCCTCGTATACAAACCGGTTAATTATGTTGTCTAGTATATATGTTTGCATTCTTATCAACTCATTCTAGAAAAGTGTTGTTTGCGTTTCTTGTTGGACTCACCTATTGGGTTGTGGCACATCCGAGAACCTATACATTCGTCGGATATGTCACTGGATATAGAGAATATGAAAATTTAAATAAAGAGGACCGATTTATCTTGTTGCGGATCCACGCCTTCGTAATGGCACTGTTGGTTTTCGGTTTACTTTTTTTGTATAATCCGATGAATGTTTCGTCTCGTCGTGATAGTGTTCTTTACGTTGAAAAAATGTATAAGAGATAAGGATCACTAGAATCAGTAATCCAACCCAATAGGCTTCTGTAGGGATGGATGAGCTCTCCGTAACAATGTCTGGAACAACCTCAGGTACAACCTCCGACACAACTTCCGACACAACCTCCGATGGAACTATATCGGACAAAGATACATTCGGATCAAAAATACCTTCACTCATTTTTTTATACTATTAAATATAATGTCCCGCTTATCTAAACTCGTTTATCAAACCATTAATCTGTCGTTGTTTGTTCAGATCATAACCACTCTGATATCGCTAGATGGTTTCCGATATCCAGTAGAGCCTACAGACACCATACTCAAAGAAATTCTATTTATAGAAGTCTTTGTTCAGTTTGTAGAGGGGTTCTTTTATACTTGGATTATCCAAGGTGTTCACGATTTCAACCTTATGACCCGAAGAAGGTACATTGATTGGTCTATTACCACTCCAGTGATGCTATTTTCAACGATCTTATTCTTTGAATACAGCAAAAAGAAAGAACAAAATAATTTAGAGGGATTCACTTCACAACAATTTTACGAAGAAAATTCAACCAATGTCCAAAAATTAGCGATCTACAATGGTCTTATGTTACTGTTTGGCTATCTGGGAGAAGCCGGTCTCATTAACAAGCGAGTATCCATTCCGGTTGGATTTATCTTTTTCTTTATGTCCTTTGAATTGATTTATACAGAATATGCGATTTACAGTGACTTAGGAAAACAATTGTTCTTGGTATTGTTTAGTATATGGTTTTCGTATGGTGTTGCCGCGATGTTCCCTCCCCAATTGAAAAACATTAGTTACAATATGTTAGATATCGTATCCAAGAATTTCTATGGTCTCTATATCTACTACAAAATTAGGGAACTACAGTAGATCGGCTACCATCCATATACACTATCTCTACCGGTGCGACAGGTGATTGAATCTTAAATACAATCCATAATAAGTATTTCGTGAATGAATTTACATTCAGTATTGTTGAATGAGTTAGATATTGTCTTGGTCGTTTCTTGAGTTCCGAAATAAAAGATGCCATTTTATAACTGTAATTAGGGTTAATCATACCTATCTCTTTCATATCAAATTCAAATTGAAAGTCTTTTTCGTCATCATAGAGCTTGAGCCATTGTTCTTTGAATAGCGTAAAATCCATTTCACTTTGAATGGATCCTGTGAATGTCACTTTGACTAAGGGAAATTCATCGTAATTATAATTCGCAAACATAATGAAATATTGTCTAATTTTATATTTAAGTTTCTTTAATCAATTTCATCTAACTTGTTGTCTGGTTTTTTATCTTCAATTTGTTTAATTTCATACGGATTGTACACGAAAGAAACTAACCACATTGTAGTGGTGAAAGTTGAACCTAAAAACCAATAAAAAAAAGAAAAGGTCACATAGGCACCGTGGAAAGCCGACATCGCGAGATAGATTTGCCAGAGTGTATATGGATTATAAAACATTATAGTAAAGCATATTTTATTATGAGGTTACTAACGAATTAAAAATATACAGCCGGGATGTGCCAATTTCTTCGGTTATCCAATCCAATCCGAACATAATCATTCGGAACCTCTTCCCGATTCAAATACAATTGATAAATACGATTTAGTTTCTTACAAATATCGGGTAAAAAATAGGGGGCCTCATCTAGTATTTTATTCATACATTCAATTTTATCTCGTAAGGGTGGATCGTAATCACATTCAGGAACTATAAACTCCCACAATCCGTGAATCATCAATTCTCTATCGGGGTGGGTTAACTCACGTGGCATCGTAAATCCACAGATTAACCCTTTACATACAATCAGTTTCATACATAAGGCGTTTATCTTCATAATATCTCGTGTATTCACTATCTCCCAACCTTGATTACTAGTGGCTGGGACCCACGTACTCATAAACTTTACATTAGTAGGACACAATCCATAATCCATCAAATTCTCGGCGTGTTCCATCTCTTCTTTCATTTTGTATATCTTGTGAATCATATCAAGATTCGGTAACACTTGATACAACCATAAGAAAGTTTTTTGTTTAGAGGATAATTCAAAATCATAGTGATACTGTAACACACTCATTCTATTTATATATCCTCTTTTTTGTTTAAATTCTTATGAGTAGTAGTCAAATAACACACACAAAACCACGGAAGATATTGTCCACAATGATCACAATACCCATAGCGAGGCTCCACACGTTTGGGTTGTTTCATTTCTATAATCTGTTTCGTTTTATTTCGTTCACTTTCCTTTAAATGCATACTTAACGTAGTTATCACATAATTTAACATCTTACTTGTATAGAGATAATTAATTTATAAGTCATTCACGTGAGATTGTAGAGTTTCAAATAAATCAGTTATATAGGTTTGTTGATTTACTGACAAGGTATCTGGAGAACATTGATCATACAATGCACGAACACCGTCTATAATTTGACCGTCCAACTCATTGCCGTTCCATGTGCTCCAATTGCTAATGTAGTCAGGACTGAGAGCAGTTTCGGGGATGGCTTCACACACTAGCTCTCGGTCAGTGCCTAATCCCTTGGCTTTGTAGAGAGCCCACGCACCTAAACACATACAATGATTATTATTCACTCTTTTTTCAGAC